TTTTTTGAATTTAGCCATAGGAGCATTTGTAGGCTGTTTATCAGGATACATTACGGAAAATTACAATGAAAGTCCATGGAAAATATTTGCTTTTTTATGGGCTGCTCCAATATTATTATTTGTTCCTATATATGTCTCTTATTACAAAGGTGAAAAATATATAAGTGAATTTTTATATCATGCATTATTAGGTGCGATATTATCAGTAATTCTTATTATATTAACATTGTTATTATTGAATATAAATATAATATTGGCTCTATTAGTGAATTTTGTCTTATCTCTTTTAGCGGTTAATTTATATTTTGAATATAAATTATACATTTAATTCATTTTTCCTTGTTTTTTTTCTTTAGAGGCAATAATCAAACATTCTCTAAATGATTTGCCATTTTTCTTTTCGCGGGCATAAACTTCCTTAACAAATTTATTCCAAGGTGTAATTTTTCTCTTGGTTCCTTTTTTTTTCATCTTTTTATTCATTCCATTTTTATTCGTTTTATTCATTCGTTTTTTTGTTTTGGCCATATATATATTATAAATATAAATTAAATATAAATTGGGATATTCGCCTAATGTGATTTATTGTATAACCGTTGTAACAATCCTAATTTACTATAACCTGATAATACGACGTGTTATTCTTTCACCCGAAGGGCGTCTAGAATATGTAGGATATAATCCGCGTCTTAAAGTTCTGATATTAGCTATACTAGGGTTCTTTCGTCTAGTATAGCTACTTTCGTATATTTTATCATTAAATGATGTCAAAAAAGGTAAATTATTAGTTCTTAATTGTAAAGTGGTACGGTTAATAGACGGATTTCCTAAAGGTCTTCTAGTATTTACGCGTGTTATAGTACGTCTTCTCAGTGGATTAACTGTAATTCTGTTTCTTTCTGTAGTATTTAATTTTGGTCTAGGTTGTCTTCTACGGTTACTTCTAGATGTAGTTATTTTGAAAGGTCCTGGCATTTATAAAATTGATTTATATAAAAAATTATATAAATGTAATGAAGATTATTTCAATTGAAGGTAATATTGGTTCAGGTAAATCTACTTTTGTAGAAATTCTGAAACGAAATTTGAATATGGAACGTATATGTTTTTTAGAAGAACCTGTTGAAATATGGAATACCATTATGGATAAAGAAGGTATAACTATGTTAGAGAACTATTACAAAGATAGTAAGAAGTATGCTTTCTCTTTTCAAATGATGGCTTACATAAGTAGATTATCTATATTAAAGAAGGCTATTGAAAGTGCTAAATACGATATAATTATAACAGAACGCAGTTTATATACAGACAAATATGTATTTTGTCAAATGTTATATGATAATAATTTAATTGACCATTTAGAATTCTCAATTTATAATAAATGGTTTGAAGAATTTAATATCATACAAGATATACAATATGTATATTTAAAAACCGACCCGCTAGTATCCTATGAACGCGTAATAAAACGTTCTCGTATAGGCGAAACAATACCATTATCATATTTAGAAAATTGTAGTAAATATCACGATGATTGGTTATTGTCAAAATCTGTTTTATTAATTGACGCAAATGTAGAGAATACACCTAAAAATATCAATGATTGGGTTATATTAATCCATGAAATTCTTTAATACTTGTATAATATATTTTCAAGAATATAAATACACTATAAATATTTTTAGAGAAAATATCTAAAATATTATACATTGTATTTTTTTTAGAATAAGGTAATAAAAAGGCAATACCATATAAAATCCATATAAATAACATAGAAAAAAATAATAGTTTATTCAAAAGTTTATCTCCAACATATTTATCATATATTAAATAAAAAGTAGCAAATAAAAATATAAACCCAAATATAATTGAAATACTTTTATATATTTTTTTAATTTCTCCTAAAAATCCAAATAAAAGCATTAAAAAATTACAAATAACAATTAATGATAAATACGAAAAGTCCTTAATAGTTATATCTAATATACTTGTAGATTCATATGTTATATATTCAAAGAAATAAATAGTACTTAGTATCATAACAGGTGTTGTCCAAAACCAATCAAAATATCTTACATAGGTAACATCATAATTTATTTTATAAAAAGATACAACTAACCAAACATAAAATATAAACTCTATAACTTGAACGATTGTTTCAAGTATAAGTATTTCTCTTAAAATGCGGTCTTTAAACGGTAATGGAATAAATATTCCATATAAAGATAAAACCCCAGTAATAAATTGTATAATTAAGGATATATACGCACTTAATAAGATATCATTCATTATATATTTCTAATAGAATATAAATAATCAATTGAATTCTTATTATATAAATTGTAATTATTTGAATTTGAAGTGCGTTCGTTAGAGAGTTTATCAACTGTTGTTTTTTTAGATACTAATTTTTTATCATTCATTAATTTGCTAACAGATTGATTATGTTCTTTTATAGGAATCCCACATGTTGTATAAGTACAAGAAGGTAAATTATTACTTAAATCACAGTAAGTATAAGCTTTAAAATAAGGCAATACATTATTACTTTCTTGTTTAACCATATCAAAATCTACATTGAACGAAGAATCATCGTAATAAGATATATTATATTTTGATTTTATATTGTTAAGTTTATATCGGTTCAACGGTGAATCAAAGTCAATATTATATACTTTAGAAACTTGTGGAGGAACTTGTGTATAGATACAATCCGTATCACCAGGTATATTATGTGTAAAATTATCACTAATATCCTTATATTTCATATGATCAATCAATCCTTCTTTGCGTAAAAAATAAATAGAAATGACAATAATAAGTATGAATAATAACATATATATTACTATAATAAATAACTATAATAAATTTATATATGAATAGCTAGTTAGTATACCCTTACTTTCTTCCTTTGATATTCTGTCAAGTTCTTTCTGTTCTTCAATTAGTCTTAAACGTCTTTCTTCATCAAGTTTAGCTTGTATTCTTTCTCGTTCAAGGCGTTGTGCTAGTAAACGACGTTGAAGTCGTTGTTCTTCCAACCTTTTGCGTTCTGATTCTTTACGTTTTCTCTGATTATTTAAGAATATATTTCTTAAATGTTGTAATCTTTGTTCTTTTTGTCTCCTAATTTTTTCTCTTTGTCTCCTAATTTTTTCTCTAAATTGTTTGATTATTGCAGCTAATCCGTGTCTTCGTCTTCGTCCTCGTCTCCAAAATCCTTCACTTTTACGATTTAAATAAAAAATAACTACAATTATAAATATTATAATTAAATACATTATATTATAATATAAAGAAATACTATATATAAATATAATAATGTATCAAGTAAAATGGTTTAATAAAAGAAAGGGTTTCGGATTTGTAGTAGATGAAACTGGAAGTGAATATTTCTGTCATCATAGTGATATTTCTATCACTGGTTATAAGTATCTAAGGGCAGGAGAATATGTAAGCGGTGAAGTAGTAACTATGGATGGTGATAAAAAGAAACTTTCGAATATTCATCCCCCAGTTCCATGGGGGTCTTTAATGTGTCAAGTAGATGTTCGTTCCCAGCCACAAGACCGCGTTGAATAAAAAAATAACTGAATAAAAAATATGTTAACATATAAGTTAACATATTTTCAAAAACTTAATATAAAATAAGTGAAAGTGTAATAAGAGCTTGTATAGATACCATAATTTTAGATAAATTTGTAATAGGATATATGTCTCCATATCCTAATAAACAAGATGTAATAATAGAAAAATATAAACTATCTAAATATCTTTGGTAGTAATTTGGTTTATATATTTTTTTTTCTTCATCAGAGACAATATCTTTAACATCTCTCTTAACTTTTTGTTTATTATATTGACTATAAAATGGCTCATTCACTTCATCTTCAATGAGTTCGTCTTTCATTTTATCTTGAATTTTATTTAAACCATGAAAATTTACAGGATTAACAAAAGAATATAAGAATGAAAAGGTTAATGCTGAAATTACTAAATAATATAGTTTGTGATACTTCATATAAAAATGAAATATAAAATAATTAATAAATGTGTATGAAGAGTTGTAATTATAAACAAATGTATCCAAATAAAAAAATATATATTCGTAAAATAATTATTTAATCCGTATTATAATTTATTTAATAATGTTGAATATATTATATACAAAATGGATAAAACTAAATAAATAGTATTATATACATTCATCCATATTTTTATTTCAAAACTTTCTTTTTGTTTATATCCTAATTTATTATAATATTGACGTACTCCTTCACCGCTAATGACAGCCACCCCATTTTTACCATATATCCAACTAATCCATTCGGCATATTTTAATAGTTTTTTACCAACTCCTTTGTGTTGTGAAGTAAACCTACCTCTTTTAGACCCAACAGGTACTAAATGATTATATACATGTAATTCGCGGATTAAACCCATATATTGTAAACTATCAAACAAAGGTTTGGAATGCGTTAAACGTAACCTTAAAAATCCAAATATAACTTTTTTATCAAAACTTTCTAGAGAAATAAAATATTCAATACCAGTTCCAGCTTTGTATTTACGAATTACATATTTAGTTGGTTTATTATAATAATCAGGATGTCTAGCAATCTCACGACTACGTATTTCAGTAAATTCGTCCTGGTTAATCATTTGTCTCAAATTTGAAAACTTATTACCAGCTTGAATATAACTAATAGGAATATCTCTTACAACTCTTGGTATTCTAACCCATGGCGGACATAGTTTCATACCATATTGAATAACATCAAGTAAATCTTTAGGATTATTATCGCTATATGGTATATATTTACCATTTTTGTACCATTTTTCAATTACTGTATAAGGAGTTACTTCACAAGGATAAATTTTTACTTGGTCAGGGCATATAATATCTGTGTTAAAAATGAGAAGGAACATATGTTTATCTTTTTCTGGTGTAGCATTTGGTAAATCTGGCATTAAATGAATGTCAACTTTAAAACAATTATTCTTTAAAAGATCTACCGCTTCACACGATTGTTCAAACGTATGTCCCCGATTAATTTTTTTCAAAATATCATTATCTACATGTTGGACTCCTAATTGAATACGAGTTGTTCCAGTTTGGCGAAAGAATTGTATCCATTTTAAATCAATTGCGTCAGGTCGGGTTTCAATACATATACCAATAATTCTAACCTTGGTATATGTATTTATATACATTTCTTCATCTATAGTAAGTGGTTCTCTTTTTTTTTCATCGAAAAATGTATTTGCCGCGTAAAATATATCTCTATGAAAAGATAACAAATAAGACATAGGAAATTCTGTATAAGTTCCTCCTTCAATAATAAGTTCTAATTTATCAACTTCATGACCTTGAATCATTAAGCTATTCATTCTATCATTCATTTGATTAATTGCGTCCCAACCATTTAAAAATCCACGTTGAACCGCTGGTTCACGTTTCAAATAACTACGAGGCATATCATCTTCAGCACCATTCTTACGAGTTTCATCTGGACAATAATAGCAATTATGTTTACACGATTCACCCGTTCTTCCGTGTGGTTCAGGTGAAAGTAATATAGCAAAACTATTGACACCAGATACATTACGGGATGGACATTTTTGAATATATAGCCAAAATTGAGATTCATTGTCAATTTCATTTTGTTTTATCATTTTTTGATAAACATATACTAAGAATACTTTGGTTACTTTAAAATTGTAATGTTTTCCTAATGATGAAATCATACGTTCAAACATTTTCTTGAAATTATCTTTATTTTTATTTATTCTATAAAAATCATATAAAATAAATACAATATCTTTGTATTGTTTTATATTGTCTAATACAACTTGAAAATCTTTGTCTCTACTCATAAATAATGATTCCATATCTTGATTTGAGTGTAAACATGCCATAACTTATGTAGTAGATAAAAAATATATCAATTTTATAAAGTCAGACTAAATGAAGTCGTCATTATTATAAAATTTATTAAATTATCATTTTTTATGTTGTCAGCCACCTTTTCTTATTGTTTTTCTTATTTGTTTTCTTTTTCTTTTTGTTTTTTTACGTTTATCCAAGATAAATCGTATCGTTTTTTGTATAAAGTTCATATATAATATAAAAATAAAATATATATAGTATTATGTTTATGAATGATAATTTATCATTGCAAATTGAAAAGTATAATAAAATAGAAGATTATCATAATAAGGCACTTTTTATAGAAAAAATGTTGCGTTATTATAACACTACGAATTACATATCAAGTGATAAAAAATTATGTGTAGAATATTGGGAAAAAGAGTTGGACGAATTATATTATGTTGCGTTTCGGTATTTCTAAAGAAAGTAACCACTAATTTCTTTAGAAATTACAATACCAGATTCCTTATAATTTTCTTTTATTTTTTTTAAAAACTTTGAACGTTCAATCCTAGTCATTTGGTCTAATTCATTTATATGAACAACATAATAATTAGTCTTATGAAAACTTTCAATATGATTAATGTGATTTCCAAAAAAAATTTACCATTTCATAATGAACATTGATATTGATATTTTCGTTAAGATAGAATGCAAACTTCATTTATAATTACATATATAATTTTTTTATTTCAATTTTTTAGTTTTTCGCGAAGATTTACTCAGGTATTGTATGGTCATTTTGCGTGAAGCCCCTGCGGTTGGACTATTAGCTCTAGGTTGTTGAATAAATAATGTCAATAATCTTATAATTAAACTATATTTACTATCTTTATTATTATCTAAATAAATGCCTAAATCATTATACGAATTAATTTTTTTCTTAAAAAGAATAGATGATATCTCTTTCAACATATCAGTTGACAACTTTACATAACCTCTTATAATATTGCGTAATTGGTTTGGGTCTTTATTTGTAATTAAAAATAATTCGTTCATAATTTCAATTAATGGTTTTTTTGGATTTAATAAAACCATTTCAGCAAATAATAAGGACCACATCATACAATACCCCCCTCCTTCTTTCCTTTCTTTTGTATTAGCTCTATCTTCAAACCACTGTAATCCTCGTAGTTCAGTCATACCTGATTCATTCAATGGACAAATATATAATGGTTTAATATAAGTTATATCATCTATATACATTGGTAATTCTGTTTCGAATAAAATCTTTAAGTAATCATTTATTACATCATCTTGTGATTTAATAAAATAACCTGAACCATTAGGTTCAAATCTGTATATATTTTTTTCGTCTGGTTTATATATAAGCATATTACTATGACCCATTGATTCTGTTTTTGAATATATAATTAATTGTATTAAAATTACATCGGACGATTTAGAGATACAACCTTTTAGTTTTAGTCCAAGATATTTAATATAGTCTGCTGGAAATACATGTTCAAAAGTGTCTGTTGGGTCTATAAATAGTCCTAATAAATGTTTTGTATTAAAATTACCAAGTGTATGTGGTTTCAATTTTGTTTCGTTTAATGGAGTCACAAAGCACTTAGATCTATATTTATAGAGTAGATTATAAAACAAAATATTACCAACACTAATTTTACAATTATAAGTATAAATGCGTGGAAGGGTTTTATCTAATCTTGAAGATAACATATCCATTGATTCTTTTAAGTCACTTTTCATATCATAAAAAGTTGGATGCATAGATTTAAAAGATGGGATATTAAATTTAGTTTTATATTCTATATCAATATTTTCATAATTACATTTTTCTATAATTTTAGATAATTGTGTTTCATCTCTTTCATGTTTATCTTCTAAATATTTCATTTGTTCGGTTGCTCGTTGACAGTGTAAATAATATTCTTTAGATTTATTTCCTAATTCACGAAT